GCCATCCTCTTGTCTATGTACGCGCGGATTTGAGGTTTTTTGAGATTGTCAGCACCTGTCCTATACGCCGTCCGTTTCGAGTACCCTGCCCTGATAGCCGCCTGCGTAGCGTTCATATCACACAGATACTCATCACAGAATCTTTTCTGTTTATCCGTCAGCCCATTCTTTCCGGGTCTTGATTTTGTTTTTTGTTTTGCCATAAAAAAATGAGCCTCCCTTCTGCATCATTAAGATACAAAAGAGAAGCTCTTTTTCTCTCCCCTAAGGGGTTCGCCTTATACTTATGTCTGTATAATTATATATATAATATATATTATAGATATACACATACATAATGAATAACGTTTTCTAGGGAGCTAAATTCTATCCGCGTGCAACAATCCGAACCAGCCTCCACGCATCTTTCATTCCTGTTGCCATCCTTATCGGAATCCCCGCAAAGAAAGGTTTTTCCATCGGATTCATACTCACGATTGTTACGTGTCCTTCCTCGTACAATTTCAACAGCTCTATCCAACTCTGGGTGTTTAGATGCAGTTCTAACTCATCGTTTCTTCCGTGGTTCACGCTTCTTTCGTATGAAATTGCACCCCAGATTCTATCTGCCAGCTCCATCGCATTCTTCGGTTCATAATCCTGCATCACTTTGTCCCCCTATAGCCTCCAAGCCACGACGGGTTCGTCAACGGATCCGGTATCCCTGCAAGCGGATCTTTTGATCCTGCGATGGTACCTGATGGCTTTATAAACTTAGCACCCGTTTTAGCGTGTTTGGATCTTTGTCTCTGACTTCTCATGAACTTCTCACACATAGCAGCCGCCTGTATCGCTTCTGCAGCAGCTTGTAAGAAAGTTCCCCGTGCTGCAAGCAGCATATTCTTGGCATCCCCAGCAGCATCAGTTTTGACTGCACGCCATATGTACGCCAGAGTCCGCTGCGCCACCGTCACTTCTTCGTTCATTTCCTCAAACTCTTCAAGGATCACGGCATACCCTTCGTGATCGCTTGCGAATGGCGGAAACTCATGATTTGCTCTCTCCAGCTCATCTCGAGCCATAACACTTAGGTCTTTCAGCAACTTCTCCATATTTTCTTTGCTCATTCTATCACTCCATCTTCCTTCTCAAACAGTTCACACCGCTCGCAATCGTCCTTGAACGCATAACAACAACAGTGTTCACTTTCGTCATTGCAGCAGATCTCGTCATACATGTATTTGCACTCATCCATGTCAGCTATCGTTGTTATGTATCCACCGTCTGGCGCATCCTCGATCCAGCGACTCATTCTTTCGCCTCCTCCAGCGATCTGTTCCAGCACTTCACGCAAATATTATTACCAGTGCCGCATTTTTCCGCCCTCGAGTATCCTAAATCATCCGGGCATAATTCCGGCGGTATCCCGCGATTATTGATCCGGGCATCTGGGTATTTCTCCAGAAATTCCTGCACGATTGTTTTTCGCGGGTGCTCTTCTTCCCGTTTTTTCATAACTTCCATACATTTTTCAGGCTCTTGCATTACGAATACGTAACATTTTACATCCATACCTCGCACCTCCTAAAACGGTATATCATCATCACTATACGAAAATCCTTCTGGCGCAGCTGGCGGCTCTGGTGCTCCTGCGGGCTGCTGCGTGCCTCCAGAATCGTTTTTATTGCCCCACTCAAGGAATTCTACCCTGTCTGCCACAACGTCCGTGGTATAGACTGTCCGTCCATCCTTATTGGTATAGCTTCCCGTCTGGATCCTGCCCTGCACGCCAACGAGTCTGCCCTTTGCCAGGAACTTCTCGCAGTTCTCCGCTTGGCGTCCAAAAGCTGTCACCCGCGGAAAATCTGCTTTCTTTTCCTGCCCCTGCTTCACAGGGCGATCGATGGCCACCGAAAATGTAGCCACCGCCATATTGTTCTGACCACCAGTGTATCTCACTTCTGGATCCCTAGTTAGTCTGCCTATAAGCACAACGCTATTCATCACTTTCCTCCTTCTCCAGCCTTTCCAGCAACGCATCCTTCACTATGTCAGGCTGCTGGACGGCAAGGCTTAATAACTTGTCCACCCAAAATTTCATCATTGGATCCAGTTCTTTCTTTGGCGGCTTGTAGCTCTCAAAGTAAAAAGTAACATTCCTGTCCGACTCTTCAAAGAATCCGTAATCAACCCCGACTTTGAAGATATAAGAATCTCTTTGCAGCTTTTCTGGAATCTTCTCAATCATCTCCCGGAACGCTTCCAGCGAACTGCCTCGCTTGTAATGATTGCATCGCCTGCAGGCTGGCATATAATTTTCTATATCGTCCGTGCCGCCACTTCGAAGTGGTATCATGTGATCCACCTGCATTTCTTTATATTCCAGTGCTTTTCCACAGTAAGCGCAATGACCACCGTATTTTTCATACACTTGCTGTCTTATGTGTTTCGGAATTGATTTTCTAATCATCCTTCACCTCCGATGGATTCTCCTCCTGCAGCCTTACCTCTTGTGGTAGTTCTCCTAGAAAAGCTTTAAGGCAGTCATTCCAACCCTCATAATACTCTTCCTCCACGTCTATAAGAGGTATGTGATCCGGCAAATCGCCTGGCATGGCTTCTGGCATCTCCCGAATCGGGCACGTTGGGTAGCGTTCTCCCGGTTTTACAAAGTGATCCACGAACTTTCCGACGTGCTCGCAGTAACCGTACGCACCGTCTTTCTGATTGCAGTGATAGCAATCTTCCGGCACTTCCGGCAGCTCAATAACTATAATTCCTTTAGGTTTGCTCATCTTCATCCTCCTCAACCATCTTTCTAAACATCCGCATAACCCTCCTCGGCAGCCCATTCGTCATAAGCTTCGTTCATCACGTTATAC